CAGTGGCAAGCTCGGCAGAACCATCGCAGATAGCGAATTCATCCGGATAAGTATAAGCTTCGATTGTAGCACCGAACTCCTCGGCAGAACGAAGAGAAAGATACTTAATATCGTCAGCCCACAGAGCAGTCTCTTCTGCACCAGACGGGCTCTCAGTAATAGCGGTAAGGCCGTTCCATGCTACACCCTTCGGATAAGCACCGCTGTTATCCTGCGGATAAAGAACACCCTGTCTCACACCAGTTTCGTAAAGTCTTTTGGACGTTTCATCCCATGTCAGTTTAGCCATGTGTGGTATCCTCCTTAGTAATAGAGTTTGAATATAAAGTGGTTTAAGTTATCGACCGTGAAGAATCTGTCGAACCGGCAATACTGGAGCTTAGAAACATAGTCCGGAATCTTGCTGTCCGGATCAGGATCGATGACCGTGACCGTATAACCCTTTCGGATAACATACGGGTTGTCATCTGCAAACTGTGTGTCCATATTGTTCAGTTCGTACACGATACACGGATAAGTCATCTTGACTGTCGCCGGGGGCTGAAAGTACGCTTTTGAAACCCCAGGAAGATTCTTGAGAATGTTATGGAGTTCCATGCGTCTGGTCATTGTAGACACCTCCGATTTCAAGGATTATCCGTGGATAAGCGGGCTCGATAGATTTAACTTTCCACCTAGCCCCCATCCATCTCACGTATTTAATTTCACTGAAATGAGCACAAGCAAACGGATCGGCGACAATGCTGATTCTGACATTTACTTTCAAGTCATCATTCAGATGCTCTCCGTTTTGCCAGCCACTGGTATTCTTTAGAACATCGCCGTAGTATTCATGCTCAACAATCTGCTCAACATAAACACCGGTTCCTTCTCCATCAACCATCTTTTCTTCAGTGACCATGTATCCGACCGATCCGTAATACTTCATGCTATTTCATCTCCATTTTGAAATCAGCTGTTAGGGTTAGCGCTAGCAGTACCTTCCAGAATGGTCAGAGCAGAATACGGCTTGATCAGAGCACCGGACATACGGGTCTCAATCAGGTAGGAATACTGGTTGAAGTTGATGTCGAAGTCATCGAACATGGTCTCTTCTCCCTTGCGGTCGCGACCTACGTTGTAGTCAGCCAGATTGACAATGACACCGATAAGGTTCTTGCCGTCAACCTTCTGACCTTCCATAACCTCAACGGTTACGATATCTCTCACACGAAGGGCAGTAGCCAGCTCAGCCTCGGTCTTGTAAAGTTTGTGACCAATCTGGTCCTCAAGCAGAAGCAGCTCGGTAAGAACATCTTCGGTTGTGAAGAAGGTCGGGTTACCGGATCCCTTGTAGTTCTTTCTTGCACGGATGATGCTGTTGACGATCTTCTTAGCCTTAGCGTTCTCATCATCGCCGGCAGCGAAAGTTACATTGACCTTAGTGTTGAACAGCGGAACATCGGTGGCAATCGGACGAATGTTGGTCTCGTTGATCTTGTGCTGAGTTCCAGGAGTTCTGCCATCACCGATAAGGATCGCACGAGCGATTTCCTCATGCAGCATGACCTTCATCTCAGAGCGAATCCAAGCAACTACATCGAAATCGGTGATGTCGATAATATCATCACGATCCATCTTCTGCAGCTTATAGATGGTCTGCGGAGTGGTCTCTCTCTTCAGAGTAGCGAACACTTCGTGTACCTTCTGGTTACCCTTGATGTAACCTCTTGCCCGGGCATCGTCCTCGGTGATGTTAGCGTATACGGACTTAATTCTGGTAAACGGGGTGTGGTGAACACTACCCATAACCTTGCTTACCCAGTCCATGTTTCTGGACAGCCATTCCGGCGGGTTGTTAAGAGACTTTGCTTCCGGGAACAGCATCGACGGGTCATTGAAACCGTAGGTCTGATGGCCAGTTGCGGTCTCCATACCAGTTGTATCAATAGAATGAGCCAGAACGCCGTCAGCAATAGCGTCATCAACAGCAGCTCTCAGAGAACCAACTCTCTTAGCATTCTCCAGAATTGCCTCCATATCGGCGTGGCTAAGCACGGTCTCCTGAGTGTTTGTATCGTTGTCAAATACATTGTGTTTCATAGAGTCATCATCCTCCTCATTATCTTCTTTTGCGTTATCCTGAATTGCATACCCGATGAGCTGCATTACCGCACTCTTCTGCTTCTCGCTTAAAGTGTCGAGAACATCCTTAATGGTCTCGTCGGATTCCTCGTCCTCTTTGCTCGCCGTGTCTTCTGTCTGCGCGTGCTCCAGAGTATCGGTATTCTCCTCTGTGACCACTTCTTCTTTCTCTTCTTCAGCGTGATACATTTCGATTCCTCCATTCGGATAAATCAGTGCGGAATCTCCGGATTCTTCTCCGTGTTCCACGATATAATCAATAGTTGCTCCCGGGTTTGCACCGGCAAGGACTAGGCTGACCTCACGAATCACTCCGTGAAGGACGTCTCCGCCATTCTGTTTGAGCTGATTTGCCCAAATAGAAAGTGACCCAACGTCTCCGTGGATCACTAATGATTTGGCAGTCATTCCTTTTTCTGTATCATTGCATGTACAATAGGCTCTTACGCCTTCGTCCTCATTCTTAAGAAGGGCATGGCCCAGAACGTTTTCGGGGTCGTTGTGCTGATGATTCCACACCAGCGGTACGACCATTCCGTCGCAGTCCTTAAAGGCGCCCTTTCTGATTGTTCTGCCGTCAGAGCACAGAAGATCATTCTTCGTTGCCCATCCGACGAAATCGTATTTATTCGCCATTTTGAATGTTCGCCTCCTGCTCTTTGTTAATCACTGGCTGCTGTTGCTTAGGATCGATTTCGTTCTTATCGCGGTTAAGGTTCTTATTCCTCAGCTCATCTGCTCCAGGATCATCAGACGGTCTGTAGCCGATTTCGGATCTTACTTCGTTAGAGGTAAGGATCTCGTTTCTTGTGAACTTATCAGCAATGTTTGCAAGCTCACTAACCGGAACGAGTCTGAACGGATCTCTGAAGTATTTAATTCTATGGCCCTGAGTTCTGGCAGTCTTTGTCAGGAACTTACGCTGAAACTCTTCAGTAATTGCCAGCATGATCGGGTCAATAGTCCGGTTGTAGTAGTTAAGCATTGCTGCTTCATCAGCCGTTCCGTCGAAGATCTCCTGTGTAAGACCCATCTGGTTGTAGAGCATCTGCATAAGCTCTTTGGCCTGTGTCCAGTAGTTGTTCTCAACAGCACGGTTTAGCTGAATAACCTTCTCGGTTCCGTCCGTATAAGCTACGCCATATCTGGAGCCAGCCAGCTGGTCCTCAAGCTCTTTACGTCTTCTCTCAGCCTGTTCCTTGCGAGCTTCAGACTTGATTACATAAGGAAGCTGCAGGATAAGGTCGAGCTTATTGGCAGCGATCTGTTCATTGACTACATCGAGTTTGTTAAGAACTCTAAGAAGTCGCTGATAAATCGAGTTAGGTTCGTTCATGATCACATAGAACGGATTCTCGATAATCGCACAGTCATTCTTGTTGACTACAACTTCCTGCTTCTGTCCGATTCTCTCGTTGTATAAAGAAACCCGGACACTATACGGAAACCATTCGACAATCCGTCCAACTCTCATGGAAAGAATGTCATAGGAATCCGTAGTATCCGGGTTCACGTTTGTATCAACAGGGACAACCGCGATGCATCCCTCGTCAAACATCGATATTACAATATCTCTTATAAACTGCCTGCTCGACTGATCGATGTTTGCCTCTGTCGAGAAGATGTAATTAAGGCTCGAGCTTATTTCTTCGGTAAAGTTATCGTTCTCGTCAACCTTTACATGATTGATGTTAATCGAAGCACAGTCCACAGCTATTCTACCGAAGACTGCTACTACAATTGAACGGTCACCGCTTCCGTAAAGTCTGATTCGGTCCGGTCTGACAGATGAGCCATAGTGAGCATATTCGTGAAACTGCGTTGTGGTCGGCTCTCTGCTGAAGAAGGCGTTCCATGAATGCCTTAGTCGTTCCATGATTGTATTGGCCATTTTGAAATCTCCTACTTCTTCCATTTGAAGGGTACGTTAGAGAACTTATCCCATGCACGTTTTGCCGCTTTCATAGCCTGTTCTCGCTTAACCTTCTTCTTAGTCTTCTGCCATTCCTTCTGCTGCTTCGTTACTTCAGCGCCGTTCTCTTTTGCCCTATTGACACTGGCTTTACGAAGATTAACCGCGTTTATAGCTCGTTTCCGTTCGGCTATTTTGGACGCATTTATCCTGTCGGCATATGCTTTCTTGCGCTTCCAAATATCCTGTTGTTTGGCCTGCTCTTTTGCGTTGCTCTTAGCCCGTTTGACGCTTTCGGTACGACGCACAGTAGCTTTCCAGGCTCTGTCCCGTTCTGTAACAGCCGCTCCTGCTGCCTTAGCACGATTTACGCTGTTACGTCTAAGGCTGTTTGTTTTTGCCTGTTCAGTAGCCTGTCTCTTTTCAAGGCGCTGCTGCCTTCTCTTTCTGGCCGCTCGCTCTCTTGACGTAATTGGCTTGCCATTTTCATCAGTATTAAAGAGGTCCTTGTTCTGGTATCCCTTGATGTCTTTGGCAACTCCATTAACAATTTCTTCAGGAGTCTTCTCTTTCTTACCACCGCCAGGATAAATGTACTTGCCGTTTTTCTTGGCAATGTACTTGTGGTCTTTCCAGGAGGTACCTTTAAAAGAATGGCAAAGGCAAGCAGCTTCGTAGTTGTATTGCCACATATCAGTCACCTCCTTAGCTTTCTATTTCCATACTTTTGAATTGCCGCCTGTGCCTTATGGAATATTTTCCCGGCTTGGTTGTTAACTTTTGAATGGGTTTTGGGCTTTTCATCGGTATAAGCATTCGAAGCATAATCACCTTTTCCATAGTTAACAGAAGTATTCTTCTTGTCTACTGAAGTGACTAATTTCCTGGCGCCACCTTTATGGGAATACCTACTTCGTCCGGCGTCAGTAAGAGTGCCGTCTTTGTTTTGGAATCTGCGAACTCTCCATCTTTGGCCATAAATGCCATGGTGAGATAAGAACTCTTCCATACTGGTCACCTCCTACTCAAACGCCTCTTTGTTGAGCTTGTAGGCAACGTAAGCATCCATCATTGCGGACACAGAGTCAATCTTCTGCTCGTAGCGTTTCTTCAGTAATTTCTTGTTGCCGTTCGTATCTTCGATGGTTATGCAGTTGCCCATCGTATACGAAAAAAGCTCCTCATCGAAGAGGAGCATTCGCTGTTCCGCAAGAGTCTTAAGTTCTGTAAGAGGAACCGACTCTGTCTTGGAACCCTGTATAACTTTCTCTACGCCATAAGGTCCATTCTCGACCATCCATCTCTCAACAAACTCTTTAGCGTTGTACGGGTCGTAGCCAAAGCATCTAACATCGTACTTATTACGCTCTATAAAGTTATCGAGATCTTCATAGACGACTGTAAGGTCAAGAACAGTGCACTCAAGCACCATTAAAGACCCTTCTTCTATGAACTGGTCGTATTTTAACCTCATAGCAGGAGGTAATTTATTAAGTGTAAGACTGGAAATGTAGCATCTGGTCTTTATGCCAAACGACTCATTTCTAAGAGGAAACATAAACGTGAATGCACAGAAGTCCCCGCCCTGAGAAAGGTCTGCGCCCATAGCACAGGGCATCTGCCAGAAGTCTCTCTTCCTGTGAGGGATGGTCTCCTCGTATGTAAAGAAGTACGTGTAGCCCTCCATAGGAATTCCAAATCTTTTGGCAAGAATATCATTCCTTGCTGCCGGAGCTTTCTCAGCTCTTTCTACGTCAAGCTGATAAGTCTCATAAGTTACGGTCTTCCCAAGGTTTGGGTTGGCCTTAAGCCACGTATCCGGGTTACTAACTTCCTTAACATCGTCGAGTCTGTAGTACCAGATTGATACATGCGGGTTGATGTAGTCGCCTTTTAGGATCTCCATCAGCTCCATTTTGACGGTATCACCTGTGCTGTTTCGAACAGTACCCTCTGAACTGGTTGCGACTATCAGGTAGTCGTCAAGTTTAGAAGCACCCTGCTCAATAGCACCAATTACATCTTCTCTAACGTCTCCGGAAAGCCACTCGTCAATTGTAGCGATCTTACATCTAAGACCCTGAAGCTTATCGATCCTCATAGGTCTTACTTCCAGAAGAGATCCCGTAAGGAAGTTCTCAACGCCCTTCTTGGTGGACGCAAGCTTGCACCTGTTTGCCTTAGACCCAGTTGTATTCTGGAGAGAACCTTCAGTTAAGAACTGGAATAGTGGTCCTCTTGCTCTTGTGATAGCAGTTCTGATTGGAGACATGACCTCTTCGGACTGCTTCATTGTCGGAGAAGTAGTAATCTGATGAGTCGTAGATGTGTCGACCGTCAGATAGAAACTCTGAATACAGGAACCATACATGGACTTGGCTGCGCCTCGTGCGACAATAAGATACTGCTTATTAACAAGCCGTTTCTTGATCATCTTGGTGACGTATCTGCCTCCATGCCCGTCTTCGTATGGTTCGTAGACAGACCGCTCTACATAGTAATACCAGCCAAATATCTGTTCGCCCCAGAGTTTGAATGAATCCAGGAGATTGAGGTCGGAGCCGTCGGTAAGAGTAAGCTCATTTTCACAGAAACGAACCCATCCTTCGACTGCCTGGTCATCGTAGTAGAATCTTGGGTCGGCAATGAGGTCATCTATTCGGTTCATCTCCATAGAGATCTCTTTGCAAACGGGAATCTTTCCTCGAAGGACATCCTGCCTGAACTTTCCGTAGTAATAAGGCGTTGCGGTGTTTGAAAGCATCCGTTATCACCCCTTACGTTTATCTTCGAGCTGCAGGTATCTCTCTACTGCGTCTCTGCCAATTTGTTCTGCTCTATCAGCCTTTGCATCTGAATACTCGAACTTTGTATCGAAGACACCCTTGTCGCTTGAATTGGACGAAGAAGAACCGTTACTCGCAGGTTTGTCATCAACGGTCCAGTCATGTTTATCTTCAGCCTGCTTCTTGGACTCTTCGTCAACCTTCTTTGCAGCCTCGCCAAGAATCTTAGTGGCTTCTTTCATGGTCTTTTCAAAGTTCTCTTTATCCTTCTTAGAAGGACCTTTGTCATTATTAGGTTTGTTGTTTGGCTTATTATTGGGCTTGTCAGAGCTGCCTTTATCGGAGTTATTTTGATCCTTCTTGCTGTCGCCAACAAGAGGCCAATCACTGCCGGTGAAAGTATTAAGAGCCTTAGCAATGTTGTTATACATCTTGGTTGTGTTTTCTGTGGCGGTGGCAATTGATCCTGCTGCCTTACCATACTTATCAACAACCTTCATTGCCTTGGTTAATTTGTCCGGGTTCTCTTCTTTAGCTTTCTTCCTAAGAGCCTCGTCCCAACCAATTCGAGCAACTGCGTCCTTCATCTCCTGATCAGTAAGCTCATCTCGGTATTTCATGATTTCAGAAGCTTTTGCTGACCGAAGCGCTTTCTGTTTAGCTGCTTCATGATCTTCGGCTGACTTCTTTTCTTCGGCTTTTCTGGCTTTACCTTCCTGCATACGCTTAACACGAGCAGCCTTTTCAGCAGCTTTACGCTTCTCTTCTTTCTTCTGCTTGTGGCGTTCGACGATACCAGGCTTTTTCGGTTTGTCTCCAGAGCCTTCTCTTGCTTCGCCAACGCCATATCGTTCTCTGCCGGCTGGTGTGAGGGATCCGTCTTCGTTCTGGAATCTTCTGCGATACCACTTCATTCCAAGGATTCCATGATGCTCGAGATGGTCGTCTTCAGGAGGTTTTTCTGCGAATAAGGTGTGTACGAGTTCATCATAGGACATGTTATTCTCCATTTTGAGCCTCCTCCCATTCGGTCTTGAGTTCATCAACCTTCACGACGATTCGCCATTCTAGTTCACGAATCTGGTCCTGGAAGGAAGTTAATACTGCGCCTCTATCCGGCGGATCGAAGAGAAGTCTGGTTCTGAGGTAGATGTACGTCTTAACCTCGTTTATCTCTTTGCCATAAGTAAGATAGTCTGACCAATCTTCTCTCTCACTCTCGATTCGAAAGCCTTCTGCTGGTCCAACACCAAGCTGGTGAAGGGTTCCGAATACAGCGTTGATGCACATGATGATGTCTGGATCGAAAGCAATGTAATCGCAATCGATGCCAAGGTTTTTCTTGATAGAATTCAGGATGCTACCCATCAGATTCCTCCCTTCCAAGGACAAGTATCGTTCGGAGTTCTCTCGGTGGGGTTTGAAGGAACCAGAAGAGAGGCATCTCCATAGTGGATTGCATTGTGGGTATTAAGGCAGACACAGACTACATTGTTCGGATCGAACAGAGCAGGTGAGC